ATTCAAATAACCTGACCGAAGCGGATGTATTGGCGATGGCGCAAGCGGCTGACGAAGGACGGGATTTTAATCCTACTCCCAAGGAAGACGAAAAAGCCAAAGTAGAAACAAATGCTTCGGATAAGGCCAGCGGAGATAACGAGCAGACACCCGCGCCTGCTGAAAAAGCCGAAAAACAAACAGAAACCTCGGATGAGGTTTCGTCTACCAAGGAGAAATCCAAGGAAGATAAAAGTTCTTTAACAACGCAACCTTCAGAAGACAAGTCGGAGTCGGCTTCCGAAAAGAAGCCTACCCGTTACGAGAAGGCTAAGTCGCGACTTGAGAAAGAGTGGGAAGATGTCCGAGCAGAGAAGGCCAGAATCAAAGCTGAACGAGAGCAGATCGAGGCTGAAAGGGCAAGGAAGACTTCAGAAACTACTCAAAGCGAGACAAAGGCGAGCAGTCGCAAGTTTAGCGCGGAAGATTACAGGGAAGCAGCAAAGAGCTACCGTGATGAAGGCCGTGACGATCTTGCAAAACTTGCCGAACAAAAAGCTGGTGACATTGAAGTTGAGGAAAGGAAAGAGGTCGAGCAAAAGACTCAAGCGGAACTAAAGTCTGCCTGGGATAAAAATTTGCTTGATGAAGTGGAAGCAAATCCAGAACTCAAAGATTCAAACAGCACATTGTATAAAGCCGTATCTGAAATGTTGCAAAACCACGCTATCCTGCGCAACTACCCAGCGGGGATCAAGGATGCAGTTGGAATTGCAAAGGTGAAGCTCCAAGCGGAGTCCGCCTCCGACTTGAAAAAGAAGGTTGCAGAGTATGAGAAAGAACTTTCTCAACTCAGAAAAGCGACTACTCCAGCGTCTGGACAACCAAAAGGTCCTGCCAAGACTAAAGCTTTTCACGAACTCTCGCTCGATGAGCAAGAACGTGAATTGATGAAAATGGCATCCGAAGTTGACAGAGGTTGAGTAGTCATAACAAACAAGGATACTTAATTATATGGTAACTACTGGTTCAGTCAGCGCACAGTTCCAGACGTACTTCTCGAAGGCGTTATTGGAACGTGCAATCCCATTGCTCCAAATGGAGCAATTCGCAATGAAAGCCCCCTACCCGACCAAAACGGGTGGAAACAAAACGATTCGGTTCTTCCGCTTCGGCGATCCCAGCATCACTGCGATCTCCGCTTTGTCGGAAGGAACGACTCCTTCTTCTGGTGACGAGCGTGATCTCACGTTGTCCTCGGTTGAAGCCACGCTTGTACAGTACGGAAGCAAGATCATCCTAACGGATGTTGTTCTCGCAACCGAATTGTTCTCGCACTTGGCACAGGCCACCAAACAACTCGGCGAAGATGCCGCCCTCCACGCTGACACTCTCTGTCACCGCGCGTTGGTGCAGGACTCCTCGACCAGCACTGGTACTGGCGTAGCCACAAAATCGTACAACCGTTATGCTCAGAACACGACTAACGGCACGACCTGGGCTACTGGTTCAGTTGCTAACGGCGCATTGACATCCACCGACTTGCTCGATGGTGCTACTGCGTTGTTCATCAACCGCGCTCCAAAGATCAAGGACGGCTACGCGCTTGTCGCGCATCCTGCCGTTATCCGTGATCTACAGCAGGACGATGATTGGTTGAAGGTTTCGAGCTACTCGAATCCCGATGCCATCTTCAAAGGTGAAATCGGCAAGTTGTTTGGCGTTTCGGTCATTTCTTCGACTAACGTACAAACCTTCAATACCTCCGCCTCTGGTATCGCTGAAAACAGCGTAGGAACAACTGGTGTCAACACTGGTTATGCCAACGTCCTCCTCGGTGGTGGCGCGTTCGGTGTTCCTAGCTTGTCCTCTATCGCAGCCTCTGGCTCGCCCTTCGCTCCGAAGGTGACGATCCTCGATGCGGCAGATAAAAGCGATCCTTACGGACAGCGCATCGTAGCGTCCTTCAAGACGTTCTACGCGGCCAAGCAACTCGATCCTCGGTTCTTCCGAGTCATCGTTGCGAAGTCCAACTACAGCTAATAATTAAATGGGAACCATGCTAGTTATTGGTATGGGACCTCGGAAAGCTGGGGAGGATAAAACCTCCCCAGCCACTTCCTCATCTGAAAAACCTATGAAAAAAATGGCGAAAGCTGGAATGGTGATGCTACCAGTTTCAAAGTTCGAAATGAACGATGGAACTGAAGATGTATCTCCAGAAGTAGGTGATTCTGTAGAACTCTCTGGAACAATTGACATGATCGAAAATGGCATTGCCCACGTTAATGTGGAACACGCCATGAGCGAGAGTGAATCCAAGGACAAGTCGGAAGACATGGCCGAGGGTGAAAACTCAATGTCCGAAGAGGAAAAGATGATGAAGCTGGCCGAGGAGTCGGATAAGGAAAACTATAGCTAATGCCTGTTTACCAGTACGAGGACACCAGAAATGGGAAAGTTGTCGAACTGGAAAAGGCTGTGGCCGAAAGGGACTCTGTCCCTCGTTACCTTAAACGATTCACCGTCCCGCAAAGATTATCCCTAGTGGGGGTTGGCGAACCCCTCGACAATCCGCTTGGGGTAAATCAAACAAACTTATTGAAGGGGTACTACCGCCAGGAACAAAAACTTGGTAGTAGATTCAAAAGCCAGTTCACGCCAGATAGCATCAAACGTGCGGCTTTAAGGAGAAAAAAATATGAGTGATGAGTTTCAACGCAGTCCAATTAAGGCGAAGAATAAAGCTGTCCGTATCAACGGAGCTAACTTTGCCAACGTAATTGAGTTCACGGCAAGCTCCAGCGGTGGCACTGTTAACACAGTTGCAACAGCCCCTGCGTCCTTGAATGTGACTCTTAACGGCACTTCGTATAGAATTGCCCTCCACACCTAATGTCCCGCGCATTAGATAAATTCCAAGGTCAATACGGATTTTCCGTAGGGACGCAAGGAACAGCTACGGCTGGCTATTGGGCGATCCAAATGCTCTCAGATACCACGTTTAGCGCGATTAGCGGTAAATATGATGGCACACTGACAGGCGTTACGATTGGCTCTGGCAACATCATCTATGGCGAGTTCGACAGCTACACGGCTGGAACTGGCAGGGTGATCGGCTACATAGCTGGTTAATGATTCAAGCAACCACACCGCCAAAGGTTCAAGTCCTTGGCGGGTGATTGCATTGTAATTTTATGCCAAGATTGTCTCTAGGACTAGGAGTGCAAAACACCCGCAAGGTTGGTGGTGGGGCTGCGCCCAGCGGGATTCCAGTTGCTACCACAAACGCAGTTAATATATCTGGGAATAATGGCGTTGTTCCAACTGGAACATATACAAAAGTTACTTCAATAATAACAAGAGTCGCTGGCTCTCTTATCAGCGATAAAATGTTTATAGATACTGGCTTGGTTTATCTAAAAGAAGCTGGCTATGGAGATGTAGATTTTCCAACTTCACCATACGGATATATTCTAATTCCACCAAGCACAACATTCACAGCAACATTTTTTAATCCACTTGCATCTGAACCATATTGGAGGGCTGGTAAGGTTTATGGTATTATTGGAGAAGACAGCAGTGATTTCGTAATGGCTTCAGCATCCCAGAATGATTCTGAAGACGCAAACTACATCCCCACCTCTGGCTGGTCTCCATCCATCACCATCACCGCCGCTTGATAACAATATGCCAAGACTATCTCTAGGACTAGGCGTGCAGACTATCCGTAAGGGTGGTGGTGGGGCATCATTTTCACCAGCCAATATATCTGGCCTATCCCTCTGGCTCAAGGCGGATGCTGGTGTTACTCTTTCTGGTTCAGATGTAACAGCATGGGCAGATCAGAGTGGGAATGGTAGAAACGCAAGCTCAGCAGATGTAAATCCAACATACAATTCTTCAGACTTAAATAGCAAACCAACCATAAGCTTGTCATCAATAGTTGAAGGAACAAATAAATCATTTCAAATTACAGGAAATCCAATGGGTGCATCTGGAACAACAGCATTTGCAGTTGTTTATGTAGGAGATGTGTATAATGAAGGCAACGATAACGGTCCAATATTTGGTGATTTTGGAATTGTTAACTTATCAAGTCATTATCCCTATGGTTTAAATGACTCTGTTTATGATGGTTTTGCCTCAGCAAATAGAAAAGGTCCACTTACTGCCCCATCAACTATTACAAATAGTTGGAGTCTTTATTCCGTAGTAAGCACTCAAAATGATTGGAGAGATTATGTTAATGGAGCGTTAATGTACTCTGATAATACAAATGTATACAGTAATTCCCCACTTGAAACATATTTATTTATTGGTAGTTCTGGGGCATTTGGATACACGCTGAAGGGCAAAATAGCTGAAGCTATTACATACAACCGAGTCCTGACAACAGGCGAACGCCAACAGGTAGAAGCGTATCTAAACACGAAATATGCGATTTATTAGCCTAGCCTTCATCTGTCTTGCCTTTGCATCATGCTCGCCAAAGCAAAATAATAACATTCTTCCAGTCTACAGCGACATGAGCGCAGCCGAAGACGCTGGTAAGGCCAAATAAGGTTTATTATGGGCACTGAAGACCAAATTAGCGACCTGCGAGAGAGGCTGGCAAGAATGGAGGAGAGGCAACTATCTCTGTATAAAATGGTTGAAACCAGCTTGTCAAACTACGCAGATGTGGTAAATAGAATCTCTTCTCTGGAACATCTTCGGACGAAGGCTCTGGCTATTGCGGGTGTTGTTGGTCTAATATGCTCAATGGCCTGGGATGCATTAAAAAACCGCTTTAACGGATAGGAGACTAAACGATGCCCAATTTTACAGCAGGAACCTCATTCACAGACGGCGTTACCAATGACGTAACGGCGGCTAAGCTTAATGCTCTAATTGCCGATGCCACGCCCACTTCCAGCCTTGCCCTGGCCAGCACCAGCGGAACTATTGCCAATTTCACATCCAGCACGGCCAACATTACGCTTGGGACAATTCCAACCCTTACCACAGGAACAACCACATCAACCAATGATGTTGTTACGAACGGAACAATTACCAATCTTTCCGCAACCACATCCACATTCCTTGGAACGATTACTGGATCTACAAATGTAATTAACATCGGAAGTGGGCAGATTTACAAGGATACGAGTGGAAATGTTGGGATTGGGACTAACTCTCCATCGCAATTACTCACAGTTGGATCACCAGAAACCACAGTAATATCTGGACCAAGGGTAGGGGTATTTAACGCTGGTAGTTCCCTTATTGTTATTCGAGATACAACAAATGATATTGAGACACAAATTGGAACAGTAACTGGAACAAACAATTCCGTTGTTGGATCTGCAACAAATCATGCCCTTGAATTTAGAACCAACAACACAGAACGCCTCCGTATTGATTCTAGTGGCAATGTTGGGATTGGGACGACAAGTCCTACGACAAATCATAGGCTGACCATTTCTGCTACGGATGCGAGAATGGATGTGACAAGCACTAACGCAACTTATGCGAGCCTAAGAATCGTCTCCAATAATGCTGCCTATTGCATTATCGACACAGGGCTAGTATCAGATTCATATACCACAACAAAAAACCTAGTTTTTCAACCTAACGGAGGTAATGTTGGGATTGGGACTACATCTATAAATGCAAAGCTTGTTGTATCGGATGGAGCAAATGGTTTAGAGGTTGCGCCAAATGCGTCAAGCAGTACGGTCACGCAAATAACATCTTACAATAGATCAACAAATGCATATACGACATTTAATTTTGATGCGCTAACTACAAGATTCTCAATAAGTGGCACAGAACGTCTCCGCATTACGAGTGGTGGAGAAGTTTACATAGCAGGCACAACCGATCAAGGAGCCTACAATCTTCAGGTTAACGGAACTGGAGTGTGGGGTGCTGGTGCGTATGTCAACGGTTCCGATTCACGAATTAAGGAAGACATCCAGCCGCTTACATCTGGATTGGATGTAGTTGAGAAGTTAAATCCAGTTACATACAAATATAAAGAAACTTGGTCTAGCGATCAAAGCATTCAAAGCGGATTCATTGCACAAGAGTTGCTGATGGCCTTGGATGGACAGATTTATGTTGATGGAGTTGTTCAGCAGGGTGGTTCTGAAGGATATTACAGTGTAGCTTACCAGAATCTTATTGCAGTTCTGACCAAGGCAATTCAAGAGTTAAAGTCTGAAAATGATTCTCTCAAAGACCGTGTCACAGCACTGGAGGCTGCATGAAACTCGACCTATCCATCCAAGAAGTAAACACCATCCTAGCCTGCCTTGGTCGTGCGCCGTATGAGGCAGTCTTTGAGTTGGTAGAGAAGATTCGTAGCCAAGCAAAAGAGCAATCTGAAGCTAAATGACCCTAACTGAAATCGCTCAGTATGCAGGCGAGAAGGTTGGCAAGACCGACTCGGATACGATTACATTCTTGCAGAAAGCCGCAAGCTTGGCCTATCGGCGCGTATGGGACTTTGCGCCTTGGCGTGAGACTGTAACCAACTCCACCTATTCAGTTGGAACAAACAGGACAATCACTCTTGGTACGAATGTAGAGACACCACTTTCTGTGGCTTATAATGATGCCGAGGTTGATCCTATTGACCTAGCCACCATTATCAGCCAAGACCCAGGATTGCTGTCAGATGATCGCACTGGTGATCCAGATACCTACCATTTTACAGGTCGCAATAGCAGTGGAGTTGCACAGCTTAATCTTTATCCAAGGCTTGCCACATCTGGAACAATTCCACTTAGAGTTGTCGAGAAGTTAAAATGCATTACACGCACTAACTACATCGTTGACTTTCCTCCGTCCACAGACGCTCTTGGTGACGAACTTCGCTTGCCACACGTTCATCACTTGGTCCTTGCTTTAACTCACGCAGACGCACTAGAGCGTGAACGGCAGTATGCCAAGGCGCAAGCCATTACGCAAGGGGCAAACTCTGATCTTGCAGCCATGGCTAATTACGAGTTGAGTCAGGTTGGTGGCATTAAGCAGATCACCCCTCAGAGCCTTGGCGAGCTTACCATAGAAGAAATGTTCTCAGCTTAACGGAGGCATCAAATCGTGCCTTATTATTCTGATAATTTGGACGACCTGCTTGCCATAGCAGGATCGCAGAGTTTTGATGGTGGGCAAGTTTCTGGAATTACTCCAAACCTAATTGGCGACAATCAAGCCAGCGAGCTTGTCAACATGACCATCAGTCCTAGTGGGAACCTTGAGTCTCGCCTTGGTATTGAGTCCATGTCAACCAATGTATCTGGCGGATCAAGCATACAGGGGATGCACTATTTTGATGCGCCATCAATTGAGTCCTTGTTTGTGGCTTCCAACGGGACTGTCTTTCGATCTACTGCTTCATCCACCTTTATCACTACTGGCGGGACTGTGATTAACCAGAGTGCCGAGGTTGACTTCTCTCAGTTTAACAACCGAATGTATTTTACCGATGGAAGTAGCAACCTTCATTTCTCAAATGGCACAACAACGTATCGGCAAGGCACAAGCATTCTTTCGATTGCTGTTACAAATGGTGGCAGCGGCTATAATAGTGGTACTCCAACCGTGACAGTTGCTGCCCCCAATTCTGCGTATGGAACAGCAGCTACTGCAACTGCCGTAATGAATGTACATAGTGTTGGAACAGTAAATGTAACTTTTGTTGGATCTGGATATACGTCAGCACCAGCAATAACATTTACTGGTGGCGGTGGATCTGGTGCAGCAGCTACAGCCAGCATTTCTAACCTTGTCCCGCCTGCACTTCGATTGGTTAGGCAGTTTACTAATAGAATCTTTGCAGTAGGAACTGGAGCGGACAGAAACACTCTTTACGCATCCGACATCCTTGATGCCGAGGTATGGAAATCAACCAATAGCATTGTTGTTGGTGGAGATGATGGCGAGGACATTGTAGCCATCCAGCCTTTTTATGATTACGAGATACTTGTTTTTAAGCCAAATAAGATTTACTTGGTAACTGCCGACCCAACCCAAACAACTGCGGCTGGCTGGACGGTGCGCTTACTTAACGACAAGATTGGGTGTGTTTCTGGAAGATCGGTTAACTTTGTTAACAAGGATGTGTTTTTTCTGGCTAATGACGGAATTAGGTCTGTAGCCAGGTCTATTGCTGATGATTTTTATATTGTCGGAACACCAATCAGCGAGCCTGTCAAGAACATTATTGCTAGGATCAATAGGAATTATGTGACCACCTGTAACGCCGCTTTCTACAACAATAGGTACTTTCTGGCAATCCCATTAGATACAGCAACCACGCCAAGCCATATTCTTGTTTACAATGCTTTGTTCAATGCCTTTGAAGGCTTGTGGAGTATCGCCGCGTCCAAAATGGTGATTACTAACTTCTCTTCTGGATTTGCTACTAATGGGTTAAAGCTTGCATTCGGAAGTCCAACAAGCAGGGTTGGTCATTACCTTGGCTACAAGGATGCAGATTCCGCTGACCCAACATCAGACTATGTGGATTATACTTCTACTGGAAGCTACACAAGTTCGGTTACATCCAAGGCTTATGAGTTTGATGATCGCATAGCGCAGAAGTTTGGATCGCACTACGAGATTGAGTTTTTTAACTCTGGATCTACCAACGCCAGCATCAGCATGAGGCGTGATACGGACGGAACAACAGTAGGAATAGCTTCAAATGTTGACACTCGCTCTGCTGGTGGAATTACACTTCCATTCACTCTCCCAGCTACGCTATCTGCACAAACCGTAAAACGAATTGCTAACAGCCTGCGCTCCTACCAGAAGTGGCGTAATATGCGTATGATTATTTCAGCACCATCCAAAAAGCTTTCAGTTCGTGGAATTATGCTTGCTGCAAATCCAGACACAATCGAGGTGCAAAAGAACGCATGACGGCTGTTGAGTATATTGAGCAGAGCAATGTTCCAGAGGCAATGTGGCCTAATCTGGCTGAGTGGTTTGGCTGGTTTGAGAAGCAGGGCATGGTTGGCATTGTTGAGGATAGGGATGGCATCGCTGGGGTGGCTCTGGCTAGGTGCATAAAGGATGGGCAAAAGCCTGACCATTATGTGCATAGCGAGGATGGCGAGAATGTGTTTGTTGATTTGACTATCTCCTCAAAAGGTGCTAAATCCTTAAGGTGCTTGCTGTTGCTCCTTTGGGAGCGTTTTGGTCCCCGCAAGCGGATCACCTTTAATCGTTCTGGTAAACCAAGGAGTTACGACTATATGACATTTATGCGAAAGGCTAGGGTTTAACACCATGGGTGGATCTCCGTCTATTCCAGCACCCCCTCCGCCGCCCGATCCGAATGCGGTGGCACAAGCTAATGCAGAGGCTTATAAAAAGAACATTGAAACATACATGGAGAAGGCTCCAGGCATGGCAGAGCTTGAGAATAAACTTCGGATTCAATACATGCCCCAACAGCGTTCTCTGGAACGCCAACTATCAGCCCTAGACCAACAGGCAGGCGTGCAGGCTGGGATGCAATTAGAACGTCAATATGGCCCACAGCGAACGCTGGAGGCTTTGCGAAGGCAGTATGAGACTAGCCCACAGGCGTATGCTCTAAATCGAGGATTGGGCGATCAAATGACACGTCAGTTTGCGAGGTTGTACGGAACTAGCCCATACGCATCGGTTGAGCAAAATGTGGCAATGAACCGCCAGCCAGGGCCAGTTGACATTTACGGAACGATTGGAACATCTATTTCCAATCCTCCGCTGAAAGGTTAATATGTCAGATTTTAGAGGAAATATACCATCGCTTCAATATTACGTTGAAGATGGTCAAATAAAATCAAGACAAATTAGTACATATGTTCAAACGAATAGCAATGCACCTGGAGCATTAACAACGCAAAAAGACGCTGCAATAGATGGTATAAAAAAAGCAGAGGAAAACAGCTATAGGGATGCGCAATTCAAATTGCAGGAACAAAGAACTAAAAACCTTCAAGACACATACGAAAAGCAACTTGCGGATGTGACAAGCCAAGAAAACACCCGCAACTCTCTTGCTGCCCAGATTCAAGCGTTGACTGCTGGAAATTACAATGCAACGAATACAAATCAATCAATGGCTCAGTCAAACAGATTATCTCCTGTCAATTTTATTTCTACGGCAGAAACAAGTGAAATAGATGCGCTTGCACAACAAGCAACAAAAAAAGAAAATGGAACAAGTAGAGTTAATGCAATAACCCCGTCAACAGAAGTACCCCCAAAGGGAGCAATTCAATATTCAATTAGTGGTGGGTTTGGTCCTGACACAAAGCAAACATTAAATCCAGACTATGATCCAGAAGTTGCTAAAAAATGGCAAGAAAAACAAAGAACATATAGATATGACCAGCTTTCGAAATACGTTGGGGCAGATGAAGCCAATAAACTGAAGACAAAATATGACCAGATTTATTCAATATCAAACTTGCAGACAGATCCAAATATTGAGAATAAATTAAACTTTCAAGTTTCAGATGATCAAATTTTGAATGATTACAATGCTTCAAGAATTTCAAAATTAACGCAAATTAACGAAAATGCGCAAGCTCAAAAAGCTGGAATTATCACTAGGCTTGCTACGGCAGAAAAACTTTTATCAGAATTACCAACATCTGATGCAAGGTATAAAACTTCAGAAGTTTATGTAAATGAATTAAAATCGGATCTTGCAAGCGTCGACTCTGCGATAGCTGATTCATTTTCTCAAATTAAATCATTCAAACCAATAGCACTTGGCTCTACCGAAGCAGCCAAACAAATTACTTCCTTAAGATCATATCTACAACTACCAGAAGAGCGCGCCTCACAACAGCTTTATCAGATTGATCCTGAATCTTACAGAACATCAGTTGCATTGGGTCAACGCTATCGCCAGATGGCTACTGCTCCTATTGGGGAAACCAAGTCAGCCCAAGCCGAGCAACTCCGTAGCAACCTAGAGCAGGAAGCAATCAATCAGCTTGCCCTTGGCTCGCAATTGGGTGCTGAAGAGCAGAGGCAATACCAGCAGGCTGCTAGGGCAGCACAGACAGCGCGAGGCAATATCTTTGGCGTGGCTCCTGCGGTTGAGGAAGCCGTCACAACTGGTCTTGCTGGTGAGCAACGCAAGCTGGCGCGTTATGGTGCAGCGAGTCAGTTCTTGGCTTCTGGTCAGAACACATCGGATGCATTGAAGTCTGACATAGCCTTCCGCGATGCGTTGTTGCAGAACCGCCTTGGCGCAGCTTCTGGCTTTGTTGCTGGTGGGCCATCCATCTATAATCTTACTGGAGCGCGTACATCCCAACAGCAGAACGCAATGCAGAGCTACATCCAAGCCAATCAAGCATTGCCTGGTGGGTTTAACCAACAGCCGTCAACAGCTGCTAACTTCTATCAGACAACCAATCCCAATATTCCTGTTGCACTAACTCAAGCATTTAATGATCTTTATAGGTCGCAGTCTAATTACCAAGCCAGCACTTATGGAGCGCAGGTTGGGGCAATTGCAAGCCAGCCAAGCGGTGCGCAACAGTTTGGCGCAATTGCATCTGGCATTGGTTCGCTTATACCAAACATAAGCATTTAAGGAGATTTATGGGCAAAATTAATTTAGATTTGGCGGCAATGTTTCCACAGACTTTTGGGGATCAAGACGCATTGCGTAGGGCTGCAACTGCCGAACAACTCCAGAATGCTCAATTGCAAAGATACCAACAAGAAGAGCAGATTCGCCAGCAAACACAGCAAAGGCAGGTTTTGCCATTTGAAGACTTTAAGATTGATGTAAACGGAGAGCAAATTCCATTTAAAGCATTACCACCAGAACAGAAGGCTCAGTGGGCCAAACAACGTCAAGTCGATTGGGAATTAGAGCAATCCAGAAAGTTTACAAAGCACCAAGCAGATATGGCGAAAGCCGAAGTTGAGCTTGAAACAAATCTTCAAAAGAAGAGGGATATTGAAGCCTCTCAAGCTGGTGGAAATATAAAACCTGGTCCAGATTTCCTTCCTGGGGAAATGTTTGGGAAGTCATATGCCAAACAATTGAAAGATATAGAACAAGAAATGATTAAAACCGAGCAAAGGCGTAACACTGCTGGGATTCAGATGCAGGCATTACAAGATACTCAAATGCCGCAAAGCTATGGGATGCCTTCGGTTGCAAAGCCTGCCGCACAGCAACCAACAGCCCAGTCATCCGCACAGCCACAAACACAGCAAGCAGTTCCTACCTATAAATCAAGAGACGAGGCAATTCAAGGCGGGGCAAAAGCTGGAGATATTGTTTATATTCCAGGTGTCGGAAAAGTAAGGATAAAATAATCCAATGGCAAGTCCCGACTTGGGGTTTGACATTATTGAGCCAGAGGTAAAGGCAGATCAGCAGAATGCTGGCTATGACGTAATTGAGCCAGAAAACGCTAAACCAACGCCTTCAGAATCATTTGAAGTAATCGAACCAGACAAGCAGTACCTATCCCAAATCAAGCGAGACTACGTTTCGCAGGGCGGGAATCCGCTTGACGTTTACGCACCAGAGCGTGCTGATTTTCTAGCAAATGAAGTAAACAAAAACCTTCAGTCTGGACTATCTCAACAAGAAGCGTTGCTCAAGGCAACAGATGCTCTTGAGGCTTTACCTCCAGAGACAAGGCCAGATGGATCTATATCCGCAGGATACGCTCCAACCGAAGAAGCAATCCAAAAGGGAATGATCCAACCAGCAGCGTTGCCAGCCGTTAGGAAGGCAATGGATGAGGGCGTGCTTACTGTATCTTCTGGATTTGATAAAGAGAAAGGTGTTGGATTTGCCGTTGGGAAGGCCAAGGATGGGCGGGTTGTTCGTATTGAGGAAAAGCCACCAACGCTTGTTGGGGCATCGTTAAGGTCGGTTGGAGAACAGATTATACCTGGAGCTAGTGCTGTTGCTGGCACAATCCTTGGCGGTGTTGCTGGCGCGCCTGCTGGACCAGTTGGGATACTTGCTGGAGGATTGGCTGGTGGTGCTGCTGGATATAAAGCAGGCGAAATGGGGCAAGCTGGACTTGCAAGAATCTTGGCTGGAGAGCAAGGCTATGCGGATTACCAGAGAATGCGCGAGGCTGACATAGCAATGTTCCCTATAACCACAAAGTCACTTGAGATCGCTGCACCCATAGCTGTTAGTGCTGGACTTGCAGGACCAACAAAAGCTATCGATAAATTTCAACAATTGTTACAACCCAAAGCTGTCCCATCATTGCAGGTAAAGGCACAGCCATCAGAGGTTATTGGCACTATTGAAGGCCAGCAACCAATTCGCCCAGGCGTAGTTGGCGAGGCTGGATTTGAGTCTGGCACAGTACGGCCAGAGTTTAAGATGCCAGAAGTTCCAGAAGGATCTAAAATTGCAAGAACTGCTGAACGCGTCTTGAAATCCGAAAAAGCACCAGAGCCATTCAAGGCAGAGGTTGCACTTCAGCCAAGCACGGTAAGGCAGAATGTTCCACTAGGTGCTATTAAGGGAAACCTTGAAGAGCTATCCGATGACGAGCTGAATGTCATTGCAAGAAGAAGCATTACCTCGTCAGCGTATGATGATGCCGAAAGAGCAGGGGCAAATGCAATACTAGCCGCAAGGCAGATTGATGCAGACCCAGCATCTGCTGCAATCAATTGGGATGAATTTACTAAGGCAGCATCGCTGGCTGGCGTATCCTTGAGGAATGTGCGTGAGTACCTAAACACGCCTACTGGGTATTTGGCGACCATATCAAAGGCAGCGGAGGCGGCTAATAGAAATATACCCAAAGACGTAAGCGACAAGGTTCTTAGATTATTTAATGCAAGTAAAAATGCAAAAGCCGAATTGGTTAAAGCGGAAGCAAATTATAGATCAAGTTTAACCGATAAGGCTGCTGCTATTGCTGGAAACGCAAGAATTGCAGCAGCCAGCGCGGCAGCAAAACTTCAGAAATATTCAGACAGCATTTTCCCAAAGAAAATTCTCGGAGAAACACTTCCACAAGGAATACAGATTACACTGTTAAGCCCATTGTCTCTTGTAAAAAATCCAGTATTCAACGTAGCCAGAGCAGTTGGACAGCTTGGCGTGAGATCACTAGCAAACGCTGGCGATGCGGTAATAAGCTATGTAACAAAGCAGCCAAGGACAATGGCTCAGTCTGCGCTGACAACAAGAGGCGCAATGATTCGTGGGGCTGAAAAAACCAAGGAAGCAATTAGGGCATTCCTTGGTGAAGGCATTCCAGCGTCATCTGCTCTGGCTGGAGAAGGAGTTAAGGGATTTACTGTATTCAAATCTTTAGCCCAAGCATTTACTGGAAAGGACATGGTTACAAATGCAAAAGGTAATATTGCTCTTATTGACCGAGTCCGAAAGCTTACCGAAGGGATAATTGGGTTGTACACTGAGCCAGTAGGCAGGGTATTAACTCTTGGCGACGTTCCAGCCAGAGGATTTGCAGAGGGAAGACTTCTTGCCCAACAAGCTATTTTGGCTGGCAAAACTCCAGAGGAAGTTATTGCAAGCGTAAGATTCCCGACAAAAACAGAATTAAAAAATATATCAAATGAAGCGGCAGAAGCCACATTTCAGCAGGACACAAAGCTTACGGCAGTGGTTGGTGTTGTTGCAAATGCGGTAAAAGCTATTCCAATTGTTGGCCCGCTAACCAAAGCAGTTATTGCTCCATATACAAAAACTCCTGTTAATGTTGTTACTGATGTTGTTGATGTTGCAGTGCCAGGATTAGCCTTCTCCAAAAGCGCGTATTACGCAGCTAAGGGAGACAGAAGAAAATCACTTGAAGCTGCGGCAAAAGGAATAGTTGGAACAGTAATTGGAGGTACGGCTGCTGCCTTGTATCGCGCTGGGGTTATTACTGGATCTGCATCAAAGTCTGCAAAAGAGCGCGGAATTCAATACGAAACACAACCTCCGAATACCATAAATATGTCTGGATTGAATAGACTATTGAATGGAGAAGATCCAGCAATCCAAGCTGGTGACGACATAAAGAGCTACGAGAATTTTGGCTATCTTGGAACAATCTTTAACGTCTATTCAAATGTATTAAGCAAGAATGAAGGCTCTGGATTGCTGGAGGATGTTCTTGATGTAACCCTTAAGGGCTTACCTTCAGTCGCAAGCTATACGCTCAATCAAACATTCTTAAAGAGTACAAACACTCTTCTTAATGCAATTTCAAAAGAAGATTATGACAGCTATTTAGAATCATTATACGGGACAATCTCATCAATCCCATTCCCGAACACATTGCAAGCCTTCAATAAAGCAAGTCGGGAAAATATGGTTGATCCCAAAACTGATGATAGCCTGCAACTATTTGCAAATGTTCTTAAATCAAAGATGCCAGAGTTTGCGCGCGAGGCTATTGGAGCAGAAGAGTTGCCACTCAAAAGAGATATGTGGGGGAATCCAGTTAAACAGACTCCAGAGGGAGCAAATCCGTTTCTATACAATTTTCTTGATTTCACAAGGTCAAGAGTAGTTCCGAGTGATGAATCCAACCTTGCCCTATATAGGTTATGGAAGGAAACTGGAAATGCCGATGCGTTGCCATCTGTTCCATCAAGGAATGTTATGGACAAAAAAATTACTTACCAGCTTGATCAGAACCAGTACGCAATTTATCAAGAGTATGTAGGCCAAAGAAGAAAGGCTCTTGTGGATAATCTATTCCAGAGCGCAACATTTGATGGAATGGATGCAGATTTCAAAATTAAGGCTTTAGAAAAAGCGTATGAGCGTGGTGCTGAAGATGGCAAAAGACAATTCCTAAAATACAATAGAGATTACTTGACACCAAAGGAGAAATAAAATGGAACGCTACGAAAAGATGATGCAGGCAAACATACCTAAACCTAGTGCTGCTCCAGTTCAACAGCCAATTGTACGGCAAGCACAACCAATCAATAATCAAATTGAGAGCGTCACGCCAGAACAACCCAAAACTGATCTTGGTTATGATGTTATTGAGCCAGAGGCTAGGGAATCTGGCTTTGACTTAATAAATGCAGCTAAAACAACAGTAAATTGGGAAGGCCGAAGGGACAAGAAAGGCAATCTTGCGGTATATGCCTTGCCTGCTGGTGATATGGGTGGAGATTATGAGGTAGCTGGAATCAATGACAGGTACCATCCAGAAGCATTCAGAAAAATTGCGGGATTGCCAGCCCAAGACAGGGAAGAAGCAGCCGCAAAATATATCAGCGAATACACAGCACCTCTCGTATCGAAGCTTCCACAAGCAATCCAGCCATTCGCCCAGGATATGGCGTTTAATAGAGGTATGGGCGGGGCAACAAAGTATCTCCAAGAGGGACTAAACTCGCTGGGAGTAAAGGTTGCGGTTGACGGAGCTATTGGTCCAAAGACGCTTGCTGCTATTGGAGGAGTAAATCCAAAGCAACTTATGATTGCAGCAAGCCAAGCGCAATTAAATGATGAAAGAGCTAGGGCTGGTGCTGACCCAAGAAGGAAGAAGTTTATTGTTGGTCTTGAGAACAGAATCAATAATAGGCTTAACGCATTTGGGAGTGGTTAGTTATTCTGAATCGTCCTCAAACACATAGGTTGATCCAGCCGTTCCAGAATAATATTGACCAACCTGCACCTTTGTACCATTTGATCCATAATAAAGGTATCCACTCTTTGTTACAATTTCGTTCCCACCATAATAAACATCTCCACATGAGGAATAACATCCATTAGGAGTTTGCTTGAGTATGCCATTATCTACTATCAATCCATTGGATGTTATGGCCAATCCTTCCCCACCGCTAAACACGGCGTATCCAGAGTCATATACTCCGCCATCAAAGTCATCCGCCATCACCGATGCCATCAGCATCGCCGTCAGTGTTATAGTTATTATTGCTTTCATAGGAAAAAGTCTCTAGCACAAACCGAAAGCCGTCAAGCATGAAATTAACATCACGCCAAGTTGGTGCG